GATGCTAACCCATGTGCTGATGTAAGTGATAACACTATCATCAATGAATTGATTTATCAATTAAACTTGAAAGCTCCAGGAAACAACCCTGATAACATTTCTTTCTCTACATTCTATACATTTGAAAATGTAGGTGGAACTATCTTACGTATTACAGGAAAACCATTGACCGTATATGGACAACCTTGTGATATTGCAGCGTTCCCTTTTGAATATGACAGAATGTCTTTCAGAACGTTTGTATATGCTGGTCCAGCTACTACTGCTGACTTTATTGTTGCTGATGCTTGTAACTTTGTTGCACAGCCTATCATCACACAACGTGCTTCTTATGCTACAGGACAATCTGCAGAGATTGCTCAATTAGAGAAAAACTTCTATAGCTACCAAGCTGGTTACTTGAAACACCTTTATAGAATGAATGGATACAATGAGAACTTTGAGTCTTGGGTATCTGGTGGTGTAACTTATGATACATATTATATCAAATTCAACGAATATGATAAATCTGCATATCAATGGGGTGACTACATTTATGAAGATGCAACAGTAATTATTGCTGCTCCGAACTCTGTAACAAGTGGTATTTCTGCTGCAATTTCTACTGTGTTAGAAGCTGCTTTAGGAACTGTTGTTGATCAAGGTGCTCCTTGCATCACAACTACTACCACTACTTCTAGTGCTCCTGCATCTACTACTACTACAACTTCTACTAACATTCCTTAAGGATAAGCAGAAGTAAAATATTATTAAATAACCTATGCCAGGGGAAAGAGGATACTACTCATATTCCTCTGGCATATTTATTATAAAACAAACATGGCAAACTTACAATTAGATATATTAGTAGTACCTACTTATGATGTTAATACTCTTGGTGTTGCAGATGCTTCTGTATATCCTACCAATCCTCCAGTGGTCTCAGCACCATCTATTGAGATTGAAATACCAGGATTCGGAACCAAGATTTTACCTTTTGTTCCTGACCAATTAAATGTATTTACATCATCTAATTTAGAAATTACAGAGCCTGGTTGTAATCAACCTCTTCCTGATGGAATATACAGATTAAAATATTCTGTTGCTCCTGCATATGCAAACTATGTGGAGAAAACAATATTACGTGTTGATAGGCTTCAAGAAAAGTTTGATAGTGCTTTCCTTCAATTAAATATGATGGAGTGCGATAGGGCCCTTAAAACTCAATCTAGCGTAACATTAAATACAATTAACTTCTTTATTCAAGGAGCTATTGCAGCAGCTAACAACTGTGCAGAATTCGAATCAAATACATTATATGCTCAGGCAGATAATATGTTAAACAATTTTCTTAAATCCAACTGTGGTTGTTCAGGTAACAACTACCAATTAAACTTTTATTAATTATGGCACAATGTTCAAGCTGTGGAGCTAATGTAGGGTGCGGTTGTCAATTGACAAACGGAGTGTGTGCAGCATGTGCTGCTAAAGTGAATAAATAAAATTGATATTATGTTATCACCAAGACTAACGAATTGCCCAGAATGTGCAAACATTCCTTCTTTACTTAAAAAAATAGATTGCAAGTTAGCCGAGCTTGGTAATAGTTTATACAACAATGTTTCATACATGTTGAATCAACCTATACCTGCTGGTGACATTCTTCAATTAATAGGATATAGAAGGATACTTACTTACAAGTATTGTAATCCTAACTATGTGCATGAATACTCTGTGGCTATGATAGCTAGCAGAGTTATACGCATTACAGTGGGTTGTGTTAGTAGATGTAATGAACCAGAACGTTGTTTAGAGGATCCTTGTGAGATTGATGTAGTGGCTAATCCTACAACAACAAGCACCACTACATTAACAGGTTGTAAATCATATATACTATATAACACTGCAACTTCTGCAGAATCATTCTTGATTGGTAATTGTGATACAGGACAACCAGAAACAATAACTTTACAAGGACTATCTAGTGTTTGTATAAGCACAATAGTGGCTCTTAATGTATCACCAAACATTGTAGTGATGAACACAAATGAGTGTACTACAACTACAACAAGTACAAGTTCTACTAGTAGTACAACAACAAGTACAACCACTATACCATCATCAACTAGCACTACAACTAGTACTAGCTCAAGTACAACCACTACTATACCACCAACTACCACTACTACTAGTTCAAGTTCAACTAGCACGTCCACAAGTACAAGCACTAGTACCAGTACATCTACTTCAACATCAACTAGTTCAAGTACTACAACTACCACCACTACTGCAATACCAACTACAACAACAACAAGTAGTTCTAGTTCTACCAGTACAACAACTAGTACAAGTAGCACAACCACTACTACTACTACTGTTGTACCAACTACAACAACTACTACCACTGTTGCACTAGATTGTACATTTACAGGAACTGCTGATGAACTTCCAGATATAACAACCACCACTACAACAACTCGTGTACCTGTGTCAAGAATTTTAGGAACTACAGGAGATAGACCTTTAGATATAACTGTTGATTCATTAGGTAATGTTTATACAGCAAATTTTTATTCAGACAATGTTAGTAAAATTACTCCTGCTGGAGTTTCTACAATATTAGGAATTTCAATTGTATCTCCTTCTGGAATAACTATTGATTCTTCAGATAATCTTTACATTTGTAATACAAATAATAATAGTGTTTTTAAAATTACACCTTCTGGAGTTTCTAATTATTTTGCTCCAACTGGTAACAATCCATCTAAAATATGTATTGATTCTTCAGGAAACTTATATGTAACAAATCGTACATCTAACAATGTTTCAAAAATCACACCTGGAGGAGTATCTACTATTTTAGGTACAACTGGTAACTCCCCACAAGGAATAACTGTTGACGCAATAGGAAATGTTTATACAGCAAATTCTTTATCTAACAATGTTTCAAAAATCACACCTGGAGGAACTTCTTCTATTTTAGGAACAACAGGAGTACAGCCTTTTGATATAGTTTTAGATTCTTTAGGTAATGTTTATACTAGCAATATTACTTCTAGCAATGTTTCAAAAATTACACCTAGTGGAGTATCTACTATTTTATCAACAACTAGTCCTACTCCTGTTGGATTAACAATTGATTCTTCAGGAAATTTATATGTTACAAGCTTATCTAGTAATAATGTTTCAAAAATAACGCCTTCTGGAGTTAGAACTATTTTAGGAACAACAGGTGTTGATCCAAATGCAATAGTTTTATTTAATTCAGCTTTGTATATTAGTAATGAAACATCTGATAATGTTACTGAAATAACATTCTAATAAATTTATAATAAACTTTTTAAAAATAAATAATATGTCTAATTGCTCAAATTGTTATAACGGATGTACAGAGATTGTCTCTGACAGATGTGTTAAATATACAGGAATAAATGTTCCTGTCCTAGGAATCCAAACAGGTGATTCATTATCGTTTGTAGAACAATCATTGATTACATTCCTTACATCTGCATTGAATGGTACAGGGATTAATCCTATCATTGATCCTCAGATCATTTGTAATTTAGTTCAAGCAAATCTTCCTACTTGTGGGGATCTTTCATTAAATGATATATTATCAGCTCTTATAAAATCTACTTGTGATCTTCAAGAACAAGTTGATGTTATTGCTGCAGATCTTGCTATATTAAATGCTGATTATAGTATTGGATGCTTATCAGGAGTTACAGCTTCATCAGATACACATGCTATTGTACAAGCTATAATTAATAAAGTTTGTCAATTACAAGTTGATTTAATTGCTCTTGCTCTTGACGTCACTACAAACTATGTAAAGTTGGTTGATCTTAATAGTTTGATTCAATACTATTTATCTGTAGTATCTGGAATCACTACGAACTATTATAATAGAATGGTTCCTTATGTTGTAGAAACTTATTATGGTTCTATATCAGGATTTAGTATTACAGGTGTAGGCTCAGGTGTATGGCAAAAAATATATTTATGTAATGGATTAAATGGTACACCAAACTTAACACCTACAGGGGCATATAATTATATTCAATACAGACCTTAATAAATCAATAAGATGGCATATCCTTTTTTACCAGTCAATCCTTGCTGCACAGATGTAGTTATAAATGATCCTTGTGGATGTAGCTCTACAATTACTAATAGTGGTTGTAATAGCAATGATCCATGTTCAACAAATTTAACTGCCTCTAGTACTATTGCATATGATGGCCCTGCATTATCATGTATAATAGCTGAGCCATGTGATACACTTAATGTAATCTTACAAAAGATTGATGAGATCATATGCAATCTATTAACGCAGATTAATATATTAACTATTCAAGTTAATAACATCACTACACAGATAATAAACATTGAAGGTGATATAATTAATATTGATAACTCATTAGATGCTTGTTGTAATACTACTACTAGTACTACTACAACAGCTGCTATACCTTGTCAAGGTTTTTCATTAAATAACACTTCAGGTGATCCAGTAGCTATAATCGTAGTTGATTGTGCTACAGGATTGCAAACAGCTATTATATTACCACCAGGAGAGTCAAATGTTTGTGTTGACACAGGTAGTCCTGTATCAGTTCCTGTAACTGTTATAGTTACACCAACAGGTCCTTGTACACCATCAACCACTACAACTACTACTACAATAGCACTAGATTGTACATTTACTGGATCTGCTACAGAAGTAACTACAACTACAACTACCACTGCTATTCCTACCACTACAACAACTTCTAGTAGCACTTCTAGTACAACTAGTTCTACTACAACAGCAGAACCTACAACTACTACAACTTCTAGCAGTACATCTACCAGTACATCAACCAGTACTAGTTCTTCAACAACAACTAGCACTACAGCTGTACCTACAACTACAACTACAACATCATTGTGTGTTAGACCTGGAGGATTAGTCACTGTTAGTTATTTTAATACATATACATATGATGACAT